ATTTTTTTTTCTATTTTTTTATCTCTATGTCGTTTAGTTTCTTCTTGTGCTTGGCTTACACTTTTAATTCCTAATTTTTGCCAATTATAAATTATAGTATCTATATAATTAATAGTATAAGCGCCATTTAATATAGCGACTTTAACTGCATATCTAGTAAGTTCATTATCTTCCCACTCTTTTGCTTTTTCAATTTCGGTGGGCGATAAAGTTCTTCCTAATTCTTTCTGTAAAAAATCAAAAATTGTATCTTTTTTATTTTGGTTGACAATTGGTATACCATTATTATTAATAGTATTAATAATATTCATATTATTAGATTTATTGTTAAGTATTTTATTATTAGTATTTAATTGTCCTTGATTTTCTACCTCTAGAATTTCTAGGGGTAGATTTTCTACCTCTTGTTTTCCACTCTCTTGTTTTGGCTTTTCATAAACATTATAAATATAATCAATTCTTCCTGTTTCGCTTTCGTTAGGCATTAATTTAATTACCTCTAAATAGCCAAATTGTTTAAGCTCTGATAATGCACTTTTTATTGCTGTTTCATTTTCTTGACTAATTGCCACTAAACCAGCAATTGAATAGTCCCAATTATCTGGCAATGATAGCATAACACTTAATAAACCTTTTGCTTTTAAACTCATATTTTTTTCTTTTAAATGATAATTACTCATTATAGTATAATCTTTTGTTTTCTCTACTTTGAATTTTGCCATTTTATACCTCTTTCTAGGCTATGAAAAAAAGACTTGATGATAAGTAGGTTTATTTAGGCATGAAGTACCTACCCATCATCAAATCTTTTCTTCTTCATGCCTATATTAATTATATATTATTTTTTTAAATAAATCAATATCAATTATTAAATTCTTCAAACTTTATACTTTCCATTTTCTTTTTTAGAGCATTAATTTTATTTTCTGTACTTGTATAAGCATTTTTAAACCTTTTTAACGAGCATTCTTTGTCTGCTAGTCTCTTTATATCATCTTGGCAGAAACGAGTTCCTAGAGCCTCAAAATAAGCCATAGCAGGTGCTTTACCATCCCTTTCGGTATTCCAATTCTTTCGCTCTTCTGTTGTTTTTATTGCTCTATCTATTTCTATTTGTGTTTTTAATTCTATTATATCCTTTGTTAATCTTGCTATCACTTCTCCTATTATGTAATTAAGATTAGAATAAACTTCTACATTTTGTGCATATTGATACATTGAATTAGGTTCATCTATAATTTTTTTAAATACTTCTTGATACATACCAGCAAGTTCTTTTTCATTTATACTTTTTATGTTAAAAGGATTAAACAAGAATAATTTTTCTTCCATTATTTACCATCTCCTATTATTTTTTTATATTTTTGTAAAATTTCTTCATAAACTTTATGTGCTGTTTCATTTTCTTTTATTCGAGTTGTTATATATGTTTTGCCTGCTGATATTACTCCATAAGGTATTTCTTGTAAATCACTTTTAACAGTATCAAGAAAACCATTACATATATCTATTCCATTTTCTAAATAATTTATAAACTCTTTTTGTTGAGTTATTAATTTATTATTTTCTCGTTGTAACACCCCGACTAATAATTCTAACTCTTTTATTTTTTCTTCTTGCTTATGTATCCTATACATTCTTTTTTGATTTCTAGTATGTTCTTTTATTTTCATTATCTCACCACCTTTAATATATCTAATAAAGTCTTATACTCAACACTATACAAAAAGCCTTGTAAATTATTCTCTATATATTCTGTTGCTTTATCTATTGTTCTTTTATATACATCTCTTGTTTGTATTATATCATCTCTAGTGCTTGTTTCATAAATGATAAACTCTAATACTTCATCTGGAATATCATATTCTTTACCATTTATATTTATCTTGCCTTTACTTAATTTAATATTATATTTCATGATGCCACTTCCATTCTTTATCTTGATACCATTTTTCATCAAAATCATAGCAATATTTGATTAATCTAAAATCATTATTATTATATTCTTCTATACAATATTCATCAGAAACAAAACTATCAAAAAAACCACCATAAGGTTCAGCATATCTTCCATAACTTTTTGTTAAAATTTCATTTGTTTCAAAAACTACGCATACTTCTGTATCTACAACCCCACTTAAAAATTGATAAGCATATTCAGGCTCATAATCTTCACAATTCATAAAACAGAAACCTTTAGAATTGGTATAACCTATGTGTTTTGTCTTGTTGATTAATTTCTCACCTTTTAAGTATTTATTGAATTCTTCTTTTGACATAAATCTAAATAGTTTCATTATTTGCCTCCTTTTATTTTTTGTGCTTTTTCAAGCATAGCCATTATTAAGAATGATGTCTTACTTTGACCTGTTAATTTTGTTGCTTTTTCTAATTCATTAAACTCCCATTCAGAAAGCCTAATATTTAATACTCTTGTTTTTGTTTTCTTTCTCATATTATCTCCTATCTACAATATTTATCACATAAAATATTTATCATATAATTCACAGTATTGATTTCTATATTCTTTTAAATCTTCAATTTTTTCTTCTTGTTCTTCAATTACATCTACATATTCTTCTAATTTATCAATTAACTCTTCAATAGATACTAAATCTTGATTTCCAAATATTTTTTTTATATTATAACCATAGAAATTTTTTAAATTGATATAAACATTATTCATAATTTCTCCACCTCCTTCCATTTGATTTCTTTCTCTCTCTTCCTCTTAGGTAGGCATTTGTCTGTTGCTTTAACTTGCTGTTATATCCCTCATGTAAAGTACAACCAAATGTTTTTATTTGATAATTTTCTATCATCCTTATCAATTCATTTAAATAACGAAACTCCCCATGTCTCTTATGAAACTTTGCTCTAAAATCATTTCTACTATCCATAGAAGTATTCTTATATAAATTGAAGTAGAACTGCAATTTAAATTCTTCCATTATTTCCCTCCTAATTCTTTATATCTTCTAGTAACACCAGGTATCCAATTACTATTCAAATCATTAGGGTCATTATTTGCTCCTATTGGTGCATATTTAGGCTGTATAGTTTCTATTGTTGTGCGACCTTCATCATAATAATTATGTTTTAAATTAGATATATAGGCTTCTATACCTGCATCTAAAGTTTCATAACTATAGAATTCACCTTTTATACCATTCCATAAACCACCAACATTATTTTGATGTTTAAATATATAAGATGTATAGTCCCATGTTTCATGTTTCGAGATAGCAATTGCTAATATCCAATCAACACCATAATCTTGTGCTACTTTCTTGATTTTGCAAGATACTTCATCTAAAGTGCATTCATTTGACAATTCTTCTATTTTTTCCAAACCCTCTAATTCGGCATTTTTTTGCGATTTAAGAGGTTTTTCTTCTTTTTGGTCTATTTGTGTTGCTTCCTTACTTTCACTTGTTTCTGCTTTAGCAATTAAATCTGAGCCTATAAATAAGTTGCTATATACAAGCCCACACATAAAACCTATGAAAAATATTATCAAAACCTTTTTAACCTTAACCCAAGCCTTGTTTATTTCTTTTTTTCTTTTATAACTTTTTCTAGTCATTACCTCTTTATTCTTTTTCATCTTCATTCTCCTTTTTATTTTTCCATTATATAATTTTTAATTTCTACATAATCTGCAGATGTTACTTTTCCATCTCTATTAACATCATATCTGTTATAAGTAAACCCAACATAAGTAATTATTGCTCCAATTACAATTGATAATAATGTTAATAAACTTATTCTTATCATATCATCATTATTTATCATCTTATCACTTCCTTTCTATAAATTCTTTAATACTATTAATGTAATTATAACTAATTCTGCATAGAATATAATTACTCCTTTATTATCTCTTAAAAACTTTTTCATTATATTCTTTCTCCTTTCTTAACTCCATAATATTCATATAAATCTCTATCTAAATTATCTCTTAACCATTTAATTATCTTTTTCATTATTTCTCCTCCATTACTGTTACTTCTGTTTTTTTGCCTTTTTCAAACCATACAACTGGGTATATATATTTATTGTCTATTGAATGTATTGCTTTTCTTAAACTTTTAAAATCAAATATTCTATATAATGTTTTTTTGCTTACTTTTACTACTTGATATTTATTTCCTCTTTTGCTAACTAATTCTTCAGTTTCTGCATTTTTTAAATATTCTTTAATTTCTTTTAATGTTCTCATTATAATTCACCTCCTATCATTAAACTATACTTAGGTGTATATTCTTTACCAGTAATCTTATTATAAATGAATATTATTTCATTACCATTTAACACTGGTATATAACCTTTTTTATTTACTAATTTTTCAACTTTCTTAATTTCTTTTTTCATTCTAATCACCTTTTCTTTTTTATATTTTTTTAAACTGAGGAGAACTTTTTTAGTTCTCACTCAATTTTCTAATTATGTTGTCTGCCATTATGAATTCTTCATATTTGCCAGTTTCTTTTGTAAGAAATCTTGTTAATAATGTTATTATCAAATTAATTTCTTCTTTAGTTAATTTTTCCATTATTTGTTCTCCTTTCCTTAATTACAATATTATTATAGCATAATGTATTTACATTTGTCAATACATTTTAATAATTTTTTTAATTTTTTTACATTTTCTTTATAAACCCTTATAAAATAAAGAAAAAAGAGTTAATTTTTTTTAACTCTCTTTAATATTTTACCTACATTTTGGTAATATTCTTCGTTTGGAGGTTGCATACTTTCATTTAATTCTCTGAATAAATTATTTAATTCGTTATATGCTTGCAAATCTATTCTTTCAATTTTATGCAAGTCCTCATGAGATTTCTCTATTAATAAAGCATAATTAGATATATTATTATCTCCCCCATATACCCTTTTAAATATATGATGTCTTGTTAATGGAGTGTTTCTATATATCTTATAGCCTAGCCAATCTCTTTCTTTTGTTTTATAGATTTTAAGCATTATCTTAATATCTTTATTCATCTTTTATTTTCCAATATACATTGAGAATGTTGTTATAGGTTTTTTTGGTACCCCCGCGTACCCATCAAATCCTTTGGCTTTTATCAAGTCTTTTTGATAAGGATATCCATTTACTCTATAATAAGCATATTGGTAAGGTCTAATATTGTCTGGTGTATAATAGTAACATTCTACTAACGATATAGGGTCTCCATTACCAGCCCAACCAGACATATAGTTATCTATATCGCAGTCAGTTATCCAGCCTAAAGTTTTACCGCTTACTGTAGTTACCCTATATTTAATTCCACCTTTATCTACTCTGATGGCAAGCCCAATTATAGGGCTTCCCTCATAACCAGCATAATCTTCTAAGTTTTTAACTTCTGGAAGCCAACCATGTTTTTGTGTTTTAACTCTATAATAAACATTAACTTCATTTGATGTGCTTTCATTATTAATTTTGTTAGCCTCATCAGCAATATGTCGCATTTTGCTTCTTAAATAATCTCCAGGGCAAGTAGTATTAGTAAACATACTATGCCAAGTTAAGTTCTTTCCTGGTACTAATTTTCCTAAATTTCTTCTTTTAGCAATATCTGCTACTAATTTAATAAGTGCATTTAAAGTAATGTCATTAACATACCATGAATTATCATTATCTGATGTTTCAATAGTTACTGACTTGCAGTTGCTATCCCAATTACTATTAGTCCAAGCAGTATCTTCTTCATCTACATAATTAGCGATGCTTCCATCATAACCAACACCATAGTGAGAACTACCATATCTGCCTTTTGCTTGAAATATTCTACCACATTGTTTTGCAGTTAATCTTCCAGCCATGTGATGAATAGTAATTGCTTCAATGCTTCTACCACTTCTACCTTTAGTATAGTTGCCTTCATCAGCAGGTACTATTATTTGTGTTAGACTTGACTTACTCATCTACTTCATCCCCTTTTCCATTACTTAACTCTAGTTCCATTTCTTCAGTTAATTTAATTTCTTCCATATTATCTACTCTCCTTTTATCTTATTTACTGCCTTATTTCCTAATAAATATGTTGATATTACTGCTATAACTACTGCTATAGTATTAGTTATCTTATCTGCATTAATATTCCATATAGGAGCAATTCCTATGATTAGAGCATTAATTATAGTTAATATATTAAGCACATATTTACTAATCTTTTTAAATTTTTCCATTCTTAACACCTCTCTTTCAATTCTCTGATTTCTTCATTTATATACTTAACATCATCTTCTAAGCGATAAGTTCTTTCTATTACAGTATTATGTTTCTCTACTTTTTTTTCAAGTTGATTAATTCTATACTTGATTAAATTCATTCCAGCAAAAGAACCTATACAAGTACCTAGAAATGATATCAGTGCTACTACTATTGAATCGTTCATATTTTCTCCTTTTTATTTTACAATTATATGTCAACTACTCCCCTACCCTACTATATTAAGCCTTATTTTTTAGGGGTTTTGGCTATTTGATGTTTATTTGACATTATATTTTTGATAGGGTAGGTGATTGACATATTTTACATATTATTCAACGACTTCCACTGTCATATTTGTTCCATCATATCTAACATAATTCTCACTGTTGGCTGTTCCATATGTAACAGTCATTTGTATATAATCGTTTTCAGAAACATCTAATATAGCAGGAGATAAAGAAGCACTACTCCATGCTCCTATCTTTCCAACCATGCTACCCAGATTTGTAAATGTTCCATTCTTATTTATTTTGAACCATACCCAGTCTGTAGTACCGTTTTTTGCAAAAGCATTAAAATTAACTTTTATCTTGCTTACATTTTTTCCAATTTCAATAGAATGATTAGAACTATTAAAAGTTAATTTGTTTCCTGCACTTGTGCTTTTACTAAAATTAATAACTGTTTCAGATGTAACATTTACTGATTGATTGGCAGCCATTGATAATGACATTATGTTTTGCTTTACCTCATTAATAGCACCTACTAAATTAGATTTTTCAGTAGTATTTAAGTTTGATAATGTTCCTATTGCATTTGAATTATTAGTAGTGTTATCATCATTTGTATTAACTACATTTTTTATTTCATTTAAATCGCTAGCAGTTACCTTATTTATATCTGCTATATCAGAATTAACATTTAATGCTACTTTATTTTCATATGTTATTTTAGCCATTTTATTTTCCTCCTTAATAATAAACTTTTTCATCTATATAAACATCTTGTTTAATTTTATAAATCTTATTTATTTCTAATATTGGGCTAATAGAACAATAAATTGTATTTTCATCATCTGATATAAAGTCTATACTATTTATTTCTTTATTAACATAGATATTTATATTAGTTCTGTAAAAGTTACCTATTTGAGCCCATATATTGTTTATTATTCTATTTGTATTATCTGAGTAGTTAATTCTATATTTACTCATTTTCGCATTTTCATAGTCTGCTAAATTAGATATGCTATTATTTAGCCTACTTGCTCCTATTGGGTTAAGTATAGAATTAGTCTCGTCATTATCATTTCTTATTTGTAAAGTGTTTATGAAATTTATATTTAATGTTTCATATATGTTCTTCATTATTGTCTGATTATTACTTATTAATGTTGAATTAGTTTCACTAAGCAAATTTTGTTTACTAATTACAATATCATTTAAATATGTATTTGGCACCTGTATAGAACTATTTGTGCTTCTACCAATAATTACCTTGTTATATAAATTTCGTGCGAATATTGGTTTATTTTGACTACTATATAATATTCCTTGATTAGGTACCATGCTATTTATGTTTGTATAAGGAATACCATTATAATTGTTGTTATTATAAACAAGATATGTTTTATTAAGATAGGTATTTTCAACATCATTATTATAATTAGTTTCTATAAAGATATCAAACAAATTGAAATTATTTAATATATATGTACTTGTTCTTATAGTATCTTCTCTTATACTCAACATACTGTCATTTCTTTTTTGTGTTTCACTTTCATAATAAACTTTATCATTTTTAATTATTCCTAAATATATATTAGTTGCAGGAATTGTTTCATTATTGACTAAGAATTTTGTAACAAATAATGTATTATTTATTTCTTGTAAATAAAATCCACCCCTTATTATTTCTTCATTATATTCACGCCAATTTAAAGTATCTAATTGAATTAATTCATTATTTTTTAAATTATATAATAAACTTCTTTTATTTGTCAAATCTTGAACGACAAGAAATTTATTATTTTCTGAATAATACATAACTTGGCATCCACTATAATTTAATTCAAACTCAAATTTGATACTCTTTTCCAAAACTAAATTGCCCTCTGGTGATAATAAATACTCTGAATATTGTGGATTGTCATTTAACCAATCGAAACCATAAATTCTAAAATAAATGTTATCATTTATCTTATTGATACTTGTTGAAAATAAAATTCTATCTAAACCAGAATTTTCAATTGTATAACTATTCCATTCATTTTCACTTCCTGCATTAATTTTGAATTTTACTATTGCTGTTGATGTGCTACTGCTTTGTGTTTGTGGATAACCAATAAGGAAATAAGTGTTAGTATCTCCTTTTGTTATTCTATATTTGCTAGGATTTACTGTTCCCATCCAAAAGTCTAAGGGGCATATATAACTTTTTTTAATTTTAATATAAAATGTACCTTTTTCTGAATTACTTAGAAATATATTATTTAAAAATAAAACTCTAACTGTCTTTCCATTATCAGCCATCTCACTACTTACAGCATATATCGAATTATCATCATCTATTTGCATACCAACAATATTAAACAATTTAGAACCAGAAGAAAATGTTGTTATAACTTGTAATATGACACCATCTTTTGACATAATGGCAATAAAAGGGTTATTATTGTTATTTTCTATATATCTTCCATATATTAATACTAAGTCATTTGAATTAGAAGATAAATTATTATATATAATTACAAAATTAGAAGCAATATTTAATTTATTTGCTATTTGGCTTCTTATTCCACTATTATTTACTTCCCAATTATTGAATTGAGGAATATCGTTTTTTTCTTCTTGAGGTAGTTTTCCTACCAAATAAGCCAATATATTTTTTTTATATTCTTCGGTCATATTTTTACCTCCTAACTTACAAATGGAGCATTTAAGCCACAATTTACTGTATTGTCTCCTGTTACATTTAATTCGGTTTTTGAATAATTATTAAATATTATATTTGCTGAATTTTCTATGTCTACATTTCTTGTTATAGCCTCTCCCTCTCCTATATTTCCTTTTGCTTTTCTCCTCTGATTATCAAACCAATTTATTGCTCTTTCACTATTAAATGAACTTGATAACTCGTATGTGTAAAAAATGCAATCTTGTGTAGTTGTGTTAATTATCTTGATATCTTTTTTCTTTACCATGTAATCTTGCTTAAGGTCATCTATAGGAGCATCAAAATATACAACTTCTCCTACATTATAAAGGTCTTTATCTTTTGTCTTGACTACTAAATTAACTTCGGTACTACCTTTATATTTGATGTAAGACTGACCTATCATATCTAATTCATAACTAGAAATGGCATCATTTCTGTTTTCATATCTTGCTATAATACCTTTTCTACCCATTGAATTTGCTACTCTGTCTACTTCATCATTATTATACACTATTTGTCTACCTTTTACAATAGGTGTGTAGACAATTTCAATTCTTGTCCCTGCAGAATAAGTTTCTGCACTTTCTATTTGATTTTTGCCTGGTGTATAATAGAAATCAGCATCTATTCCTATTTCTTTATTTACATTAGTTGTAAATGATACTTCTACATTATTTACTTTTATGCTTTTTACTATACCAACATTTGAAGTTAATAAGAAAGTACTATCATAGCCATTAGATACTAAATTATCAATATAATCTATACTAGCATATACTTCATCAGATTGCATTATTTGTTTATTTCTATAATCTCTACTTCCATAATTGAAACTTATATCTACAATGTTATTATTTTCAAAGAATTCTTCTGTATATTCTAAATTATTAGCCTTAGGCATTAATGTAGGGTCATAGAAATCAATAGCCACAGTATCTTCATCCACTAATCTAGTAAACCACTTAGAACCTGTTATATCAGCAAAATACTGAAAGACATCATAAGCAGTCATGTTTTGAGTAGAATAAGCACCTATTATGTCATCACCATTAAATATATTTATATTTCCTTTCACAAAGCCATAAGAACTAATTACATCAATGGCATCTTCTATTGCCTCTATTACTGTCTTATTATTAATTACATAATCTAAAGTCTCGCCCTCACTAAGTAAAGTTTTGAAATCTAATATTTGCAAACTGCAAAAGTGAGGATATCTAGGGTTAAGACTTATGTTCCCCGAATTTTTTACTACTCCACAAAAAACAAGTACATCATCTTTATATATCTTGCATTTAGAATAATCTTTAGGATAATAAAATCTAGAAACATAATTTTTATCATTTTCCCAACTTTTTGGATAGCAATTGTTGAGAATGGTAGAGGAAGTAGCAAGCATTTCCTCTGTTATAGTAAAATCTTTATTGCATACTACTTCTTCGTTATTTATTAACATTTTTAATCTACTCATATTTATGCTCCTCCCATTCCATAATTATAGTCATTTTTAGAGCCACCGCTAAATGTCTTAATATTATTAACCATTTGCCCCAATGGGTCTTGCTCCATATTATTATTTACTACTACATTAACTTGTGGGCTTAAATTAGTGCTCGAACTTCCATATAGGCTAGGAGATAGGCTAAACATATCATCAAACATTCCTCCGACTGTTGAATTAACTTGCCCTTTCATGTCTTCCATACCTTTTTCTAATCCTAGCATATTCATCTTACCAACCCATGCAAACTCTGTTGATGGACTATGTACTCCAAATATTCCTTTGATTTTTTTCATTATTGAATTACCTATACCTGCTATCTTGTCAAGTACCCAATCTTTGGCAGACTTAATACCATTCCAAAGACCTTGTATTAAATTTTTACCACATTCCCATAACATTTTAGGCATTCCTTTGAAATATTCAACTAAATCAACAACGATTTCTCCTGCTCTGGCTAGCAATATTGGAAGAGCATTTAATATACCAGCAATTAAACCACCTAGTAATTTGAAACCAGCCTCTATAAATAAAGGCAAATTATCAATTAAGATAGGTATAGTGCTAAGAATAGCATCTATTATAACTGGTATCAATGTAGGTAATTGATTAGCCAATTCTTGAATAATCATAACTAACCCTTGAATTAATGAAGTAAGTATAACTGGTAGCATATTTGCTAATTCTTGAATTATAGTAGGCAACATACCCATTAATATTTGAATAATACCAGGCAATGCTTGAACTAGCCCCATTATTAATGTTGAAGTTCCTTGTATCAATGCTGGTAATATTGCTTGAAGTAAAGGACCGATTAAAGGTACCAGATTATTCAATAAAGTAGTTAACCCTGTTATTATTTGAGGTGCCATTTTTACTATCGCATTTGATATGTTTGTTCCAGCAGTAGTAAAGGTACTTATTACTTCTTCAATTCCACCTGCACCACTTAGGAAATTACTAAATGCTGACTTAGCACTATTTATTGAACCACTTATAGTAGTAGAGGCTTCTTTCGCTGTCGTTCCTGTTACATCTAATTCTTCTTGAATTACATGAATAGCATTAAACACATCATTTAAATTAGAAATGTCATAATGTACTCCTGATATCTTTTCAGCATCTGATAGTAATCTTTCCATTTCTGTTTTTGTTCCGCCATAGCCAAGTTTCAAATTATCTAACATGGTATAATTCTGCTTAGCGAACCCTTGATAAGCATTCTGAATATTCTCGATGGCAGTACCAAACTTGTTTGAGTTGTCTGCCATATCTTGAATAGCCATATCGCCGACTTTGGCTGCCTCTGCAGTATCTCCACCTAGGCTTTGTAACAAACTAGCACTAAATGAAGTTATTTGCTCCATATATTTATTAGCATCTATTCCTGCTGTTGTATAAGCCTTTTTAGAATTCTCTATAACTGTATCAGCACTATCTTTGAAAAGTGTCTCAACACCACCTATATTCTGCTCTAAATCAGCAACTCCTTGCAAGGCATCTTTACCAAGTCCTAATAAAGAACTGCCGACTTTTTCAATAGCACTAGACATTAAGTTGCCAAGAGCGACAGTACTTGCTTTCATTTTACCGGCGACACCATTAGTCTTTTTTTCTAGGTCTTTATCATCTCCTTTAAACTTGAAAATGACTTCTCCTCCATTCATTTATTCCACCTCCTTATTATAAAATAAAGGGCTGGGCTTTTAACCCAACTCTTATAGGTTTATCCTGTTACAACTTCTCCTTTGCCAGTTACAACAATAGTCAAAGTAAACTCGCCACTATCTTCGGCAGCACCGCCTAAATCACTAAAATTCAAAGTACAAGGTACTTTATACTTAGTATAAGTCAATACTCCTTCTTGAACTCCTGTTAATAATTCAAATTGTACCAATTGATTGTTGAATTGAGCAACAGTACCATCTTTGATTAATGCATGAATATCGCCAAGTATCTTAACTATAGAAGCATTATTCATATCAATTTTAACAGTAGTATCAATAGAGATGGCAGCACCAGTAATTATACTTCTTTGAATAGCATCACAGAAAACATACCAGTCTTGTTGCTCGAAATCAGTAGTTAAACCAACTTCGGTAGTTGTACACATAGGAGTAAATGCAGGTGCTGAACTAGTACCAGTATTTAAACCTAAGTTTTTAATGACTTCTCTATTATTTACATATAATTCATTCATATTTACACTTCCTTTCTATAAATCTTTTTCATAAATCTTACTTATAATACATTGTAAGGTAGAATTATACCCAACTCTTCTGATGTCCATATACTCTATTGCTTGTGGATTAACATATTGAGTAAATATAATTTGCCACCTTTCCAATTTATTAGTTTCTTTATTTTCAACTTCTATTCTTTCCGATTTTCCTATTAGATTACCTATTAATAAAGATAATTCTTTACACTCTTTAATTGTAAGACCATATATGTCAATCATATAATAATTATACATAGGCAATATATCGCCATAGAATACTTGTTTTTGTCCGCTTTGTTCTTGTACGACTATTACCCTACTGTCATTATCATTTGTTGAATATTCGGCTTTTATTTTCCATTTGTCAGTGGTATAGCCACTAATTATGTTTTGAAGATATTTAATTAAGATTAATTGTTTCTTTTCTAATAATTCTCTTGTCATTTCAATTCATTCTCCTTTATAGCAATATCGACAATACTCTTTTTTTGCTTAGTATATATTTCTTGATACCATTTGCCAAAAGTACCTGGCTCAGTCCAATTAGTAGTTCTAGGCATAACCCATACATATTTAGCATAATTAGTATAAGAGCCTATATAATAATTTCCATCGCTTCCCCTAACTCCTGCTGCCATTGAAGTTTGTCTCATGTGGACTACTCCTTTTCTTCTTGACATAGGAATATGAGGAAATGTTCTATCAAGTGTCTGCCTTGCTATTGCATACATTATCTTATCAGAAGCCTCTAATACTTCCTTTTTCTTTCCTGGATACCAATTTACTTTAACATCAGCCATTATTTAACCGCTATAATCTTATTCTCTACTCTATTAAATATCCAACTATCTTGAACTTTTAACACTGTATGAACTTTATTATCGGCATATTTGCCTAGATAAATAATTTGGTCTCCTACCTTTACATCAACAAGTCTTCCAACTTGATAATAACCAGTAGCCTCAGGCACTGTATAAATACCAAACTTTATAGAACTTTCACAATCATAAGGGCAACATTTAATTGGGACTTCTTTATAATTAGTATCATCAAATATTTCATCATTTTCATCACGATTAAATTGCCTTAATGTTGCTTTCATACCATTTACTAGAAACATTTTATTCGCCTCCAAATGGTATAGTAAGAGCCATATTACTAGACATTGGTGTACCTCTATATAGATATCCATTATTAGCAAGTATTCTTAGTGCTAAAGTAGAATAATCAGTCTTTAAAGGGGAACTCATTGTTCCTGCTTTTATATCTTTATCAAAATCAACAAATGGAATATCGTGTTCTAATACGAACCTCATTTGTTCCATAGAAGCATTTTTAATAGGCAAAGGGACACTAATTGTATCCCAACTAGCATCCCTATATCTTAAGCCTATTTGTGAGAAAAGCATCTCACTTACTGCTTCTATCTGCCAAGTTGAAATATCATCATTTGCATAGTCTGGGTATTTATCCTCGAACTCTGCTATTGTGAAAAATTGCATTTTCCCACCTCATTTCTATTTAGGCAATTACAATGTCGCCACTAAAGGCATCAGAGTAGTTACCATATTTATCAATACCATATACAGAAACATGATAATTTCCTGCTTCAGTAGGTGTACCTGTGATAGCACCAGTTGTAGGGTTAAGTGTTAATCCTGCTGGTAAACCACCTGCTTCAAACTTCTCAACACCAGTACCACTAAATGGAGTAGTTTGAGTATATTCTTGTGCATGAGTTCCTGCATCGAATGAACCTGCAGATACTATTGGTAGACTTTCAACTAATTTAATTACTGCTTCTGGTCTTACTACTTTTGCTCCGAACATCACATTTCCCTCAACAACGAAATATCCTGGATAAGATGGATAGTTACCATTGTATTGAGCCATTGAACTCCAGAATGTATCACCAACTGTACCAACTTCATTAGCAAAATATCCTACTACGTTTGTATCTTTACCTTCTTTATCTTTTTCGATTACATTACTATTGATTTGGAATACACTAACACCATAAGCATTAGCAATTTGTCCCATATCAACTCCCTCAACACCTGCTCTTGTTTCATATTTAAGAATAGATGTTAAACTTGATACAAAGTAAGCAAATGCATTTGAACTTAGTCCTAATAGGTATCCATCATAGATATTTCTATCAAATAATTTAGATTTTAAATCATTGATTAATTCGATAGTTTCAGTTCCACTTGATGGCGCCCATTTAGTACATTGACCATCTGTATAAGCCATTGAACCATCTTGAGGTCCTGTGATATCAGCATTTAATTTATTAAAGCCATATACATCGATTTGTCTAGAGATTTGAGCCTCTTTTAATTCGATTTGTCCCTCGATTGCTCTTTCGATACCACTACCCATTACTATTGGACTTACTCTAAATGAATAGTCCATAGGTAATTCAGTTAAGTCAACTTTTACTGAATTGTAAGTAGCAAGTTCGTTTGTAATTCCTCCTTGTGCAATTTCTACATTATTTCTTACATTTAATGCAGTGTCTAATTGCTTAACAATCTCAATAATTGGAGTGCCAGTTCTTCCAACTTCAAACCATCTTCTGTCTAGCATTTTATAGAATTGAGAATTGTAAAGTAAATTAGCATAAGTTCTTTTCATTAAACCTTGTAGGTCTAAATTTACTCCTGTAAAATTCATAATTTCTTCCTCCTTTTCTTTCCTCTATATTTAACTAAAATTATTTAGTTACAGGTATCATTAAATCTTTAATACTAGTACCTCTTGTTATCTTTATATCTTTACCAGTATTAGCATTATTTCCATTTACTCCACCCTCATTAGGTGCTTGTGTAAATGGTATGTTATTTTTCTTTTCTGTTTCTGGGAAGTATGTATTTTTAAATCTAGTTACTATTCCCTCAATTGCTTTATCATCATCTTTTTCATCAGCATAAAGACTATTTCTTAACTTAACTACTTCATCAAAGTTTTCTTCTTTAAATCCTTTTTTAACAAGTTTGTTTTCTAGACTTAATCTAGTCATCTTGTCATTTGTTTCACTTAAAGTTTTAACTGTGTTATTGTAATTAGTTTCTAGACTTGTATAATCTCCTTGAAGTTTAGTATAATCTTCTTTCTTTACATAACCACTATAATCAGCCTTAGGAATATCACTATTCTTTGTATAGCCTTTATAAAGGTCTTTTTCCATAGCAGAAACATCTAGGTCATCATTACTTATAGTAATCTCTTTGTTTTTTAGATATTTAGTAATATCAAAATTCATATTTATCATTCTCCTTTTTTTTTAGAAGTGATAAAAGTGTGTCGCGACTGCTAACCTTTTATAGACTTAATAGCAATTGGTCTATTTATTTAATTCTTTTATAGTAGCATTTATCTTTTTTATTTTAGCATTTGTTTTATCTACCTCACTTCCATTCCCTAAATTTTCATATATCTTTTTATCATTCTTTAATTTAGTTCTTTTTAGTTGTAGGGCTTGTATCTTTTGCTTTTTTTCATAATCTTCTTGCCACTCATCAGAATTATAATCATTTTCTTGTATTTGGTCTTTATCCCAATATATAGTCCATTGGTGTCTACAATTAGGATGACCTACACCACCAGCAATTGCTTCTTCTTGTGGGTAGTATCTAACTCCATCAGAAGTATATCCACTTCCTCCATTTTTGTCATATACCTTTCCTTGATAAGGCATACACAAAGGACAAGCAAATGTATGGGCTGGTAAGTATAAAAGTTCTTTCTCTAATAAATTAGCATCGTACATCGTTCTATTCCATCCTGCATGATTTAGATTAGTATTATAGAGCATTGAATTATAATCTGCTATGTTATGCCAACTTCTTACACTTCCATCTTTATTATGGTATGGTATAGTTGCTTGCACTTCATCGTATTTAGTTACTAGTTTAGATAAATAACTCTCTCTATCTATATAACTTTTATTTGCAGTTTTTCTTCTGCCTTTATAATACTCATCAATGTTATATTTATATTTCTTCTCTACATTTTGGAATACTTTTTCACTTGCTAATTCATATATTTGTTTATATTCGGCATCAGGATTTAGTATTTTATTTCCCTCTAAATCTCTAGCCATTATCATGTCTTCAAGTTCTTTTATTCTTTCAGCCATATATTTATGGTCTACCTTTTCCCATATTTTTGCTGTTTCTTTTTTGAACTCTGCTAGTGTTTTATTCTTATATAGGTAATCGAAGAATACTCGTTTAGTTTCATACATTAGTTTATAATATTCATTCTTTGAATAGTAAGCACTATCTTCTATAAATAAACTAAATGGGTCTTTCTTCATTATACCTCACCAAACTTAACTTGTATTTCTTCTTCTTCCTCTTTATTAGCCTTGATTAATTCTTCTATTAACTTACTATTCTTACCTACATAGTCATCATCAATTAACTTATTAAGGATAGGTGTTATTATCTTAGCCTTTACACTATATGGAACACTGCCAACACTTTGAATTCTACTTAACACTTGAAGTTTCTTCATATCATTGAATTTCTCATTTGCTCCATAATCCCAATTTAACTCGGTAGGTATTAGATTAACTTGTATATTATTTGCCTGCTGTGCTTTAACAACATTCTCAAGTAAATGATTTATTTGAGGCTCTATTTGTGTCTTTATTGCCTCAATAGTCATATCGGAATTATTCTTACTTAAATCTATGCTATCAACATTCTGATAAGCATCTTTTTCATAGCCAAATGTTGCAGGGCTTAGTCCAGCCATTTGAATTACTTGATAATCGCAAAACTTAAATGAACTAATATATTCATTAAATCTAATATTACCTTGTAAAAATTCAAATAATTGATGGTCTTTATCTCCAGGCAATAAAGTAAAGTAATCTGCTAATTTACCAACACTTAATGTATCCACCTTATAATGATTAGATGCAGGTTGCCAATTAGTTACTATATCTCCACTTTGATAGTGTTGACTTGTTACTATCTTAGTTTTAGTTTTTTCTATTTCATCAACAAAGGTGTTGAATATTTCCATTTCTTCATTTAAGAATTTTTTACTATCTTTAAAGAAATTCTGACCTATATCTATGTTGATTAAATTTTCATAAGGCAATATGTACTTAGCAATGTATTCATTACCAGTTCTTAAATTAAATGTACCTAAATCAACAGGTATTAATTTACCGCCTTTATCTTCTTTAAACACTTCCATACTCATATAAGTAATACCATTTTCTAACTTAATATTTCTATGAAGTTCGTATATATCTTCTTTAGTAACAAACTCTTGTATGATAGTACCGCTTATTACTTTATCATACTTTTGTACCAAATCATGTATGTCTGATTTCTTGATACACTCTAGATATATTTTATTATCAAACTTATTTATTAATATGAAACTTTCTTCTTCATATACTGCTAATTCTAGGCTCTCTTTAAGTGTAGGCATTAACCAATTTATTGATAGTCCTTCTGTTTGTGTTACTAAATCTGAACCAAATATTTGATTAACTATATATGTAGCAACCTTTTTACCACTAGGAGCAATTATATAGTCATTTTTCTTATAAATATTAGGTTTCCCATTAGTTATACCAGGTTGAGTTACTGTTGCCTCTACTCTTATATATGGAGCCTCTAAATAGTTGTATGCTGATTTTAATCTTACTTGATTATTCATTTAATATCAACTCCCTCATATATTAGAGTTTCAATATGAGCCTCTCTTTTCTTTTCATCAGTCAATTTATATTTATAACTTTGAACTACTATTTGTACCTTTCTATTAGTTCCTAGTAAATGTTTCATACCTCTTACTTTTACTATATAGAACTTACCCATAGGAGCAAAGTCTTTATCTATTCTTCTTTTATCTATACATTGACCATTTAAATATAAATACAAAGTCCATTTTTTATTATTTATTAGATATTTTTTCAATTTTTGTGCTTTTTCCACAATTTTATCAAAAATATTCAATAAAATGTCACTTATTTTTTCTATTAGAGTTCTCATTTTTAACTCCTTTCTATGTGTATAAATAATAAAAAACATATAGTTATTTCTTTTTAACTATATGCTTCTTATGTTTACGACACACTTTTTCGCACTTTTCTATCTCTTAAATTATAGCATAATTATTTATTATTGTCAACATCTCTTTTATAACTTCTAATATGTATGTAATGAGTAGGATATATTTCATATACTTCTATCATCTTACACTTAGGGCAAGGGTATTCTATTACCAAAGGAGTTTCTACTTCTATTCCCATTTTCTTTAGATTTTTATAATATTCTTCAATTTCTATCTTAAACAAATATCTTTTTGTAGATTTGCATCTAATATCCATATATTCAACTCCTTTTATACTACTGGTGCTCTATCAGTTTCTTTAAACTCTATTATGATATATCTTAAGGCATCTATGTGGTCATCAAACTCTTTTACATAGGCTTCTTTACCACTTTTAGCACTTGCTTTTAAGTCATATCTATAACTTTCTAATTCAAGCATTCCATCATCTTTGCCACTATAAACTAATTCGCCACTATCAGTTATATGCTTAATTGCTTTTTGTTTATATATAAGCAGATATCCTTTATAAAACAAAGATTGCATATATTGAACTCCCTCAACTACATTATCCATACTTTTATTGATTAATGTGTGTGATATGTTATCAGCAATTAACCTATTATGAAAGTGAGCAGCAGCACTATCTAATACCATAGTGGTAATAGGCACTTGTCCATACTCACTTTTTAGATACAATAAGAATAATCTTAATTGCTTGCTAAAATATTCGGTTGTAGGGTTATCTTGTTCTTCTTTAGCATTATGGTAGTAATACTCTAACCTTATTAACACCCATTTCTTATTTATTTTATCATAAGCAAGGGCAATAGGCACAAAGGCTGTAGCATGGACTGAACCATAGTCTATTCCTATTCCTATTTCTCTAAAAGCATAATTATCAAGACTATCTATAGTGTTTATAGTATTGAATACTCTGCCAGTAGCAAGTATCCATCTATTAAATATCTTTTGTTCTCTTAGATTTCCAGGTGGGAACATTTCCAATACCTTTTGCATTGCTTCTTCTGTTTTTATCTTAGGGTTATCATAAGGGAAGAAAGAATAATGCTTAGCATAAGGCTTCTTATCTATGTAATCAATCTTGTATGGGTGATTTTCCCCACCCTCAACATTGAATGAATGTATAGTTTTTAAATAAGGGTGGTCTGCATAAGATACTTGTCTACCAGGAAATTCATTAAATGGCTCTCTTAAATTATCTTGTGAATATATTCTAGCACTTTCATCTATCCATTCAAATATCAAAGGTTTACCTAATATTTTGTTGAATGCAAGAACATTATTAAAACCAAAGAAATAATATCTGATATTGTATATTTCAAGATATTTGTCATCAGTCTGCCACCTTAGTATATAATCTTTTCCTTTTTCTAATTTCATATCATCTAGAAACTTTTTTAAGGGTTCTAAGATGTTACCTTTTAATGTCTCTAAACTCCAACCAGTTATAGAACCGAAATAAGTTTCATTTGGATTATAATTATACAGGGCTTGTGCATATAAGATACACCCTAAACATATATCAAAGGTCTTGCCACTCTGCGTGCTTCCTAATACATATATTTCAGTTAGATTAGGACTAATTATATCATTTAGTAGTTGACTTTGCTTTTTTGATAGTGTTAGATTTAGACTTGTTTCCATTTTCCAACTCCCTATCTATTTCTTCAATTCTCTGAGTAGTCTTTCCTTGACACTCATTACTTTCTATATCTTTAATGATTAATTCTTTCTTTTCTAATTTTAGTTTCTCTTCGTTAGATACAATCAAGCCATTGCTGTCTTTGATTAAATATCTATCTTCTCTCAATTTAATAAACTCCATATTTACCTCCTATTTAAGTCTAAATACTTGTCCATTATCAGAATACATACCATAACCATTACCTAAGTCTTTATATACTCTTCCATTATGTAATTTGATTTTACTTTCCGCTGTTTTCGGAATGTTAGGCATAGCCTTAACAAACTTAGTAGGTACTTCTACTTTCTCTTCTTGAACTTGTGGATTAACTGGCTTATTATCTAAACTAATAACATCAACATTTTTCTTTCCAGTGTTACTTTTTTTTGCCATTTCTGACACCTCCTTTTTCTTTCCAGTGTTATTAAACACTACACCGATAATATGTCTAGTTTTCTAAAGTAGTTAGCCTGTTAGAAATATAGTGCCTCATTGGCGAACCTAACCTACACTTCCATATTATCAGTGTACTGCTTAATAGCAGTACTTATAAAGGGGTTTGGTTTAGTAGTGCTTTTATAAGCACCAACAGAACAAAATTTAAAGGCGTTAGAAAAGAAAAGTAATTAAAACCAATAAATGTTGCCCTGTTGCTACCTATAAAGATAGCATTTTAAATTAGGGGGGGTATGTTATCCAAATACACTTCACATACACTATCAACAATAATAATCTTTCTAATGTGTCAAATTATACTTAATTATTATGTCTTTAGCAAGTGGGTGGGCTCGAACCACCATTCAATTTTAGGTTGACAGCCTATTATCTACTCATAAGGTCTCCCAGAGTAGCCCCCGGATTTTTATAATTCATCTATTGTCAAATTATATTTATATTCAAATAATTTCTTCTTTAATTTATAAACATCTGTTCTAACTCCTTTGGTATCTTCTACTACCCATTTATTATCAATATAATCATAGTAATAAAAGTCTGCTATGTAGTAAATAGGTCTTATTTTTTTACCTTTAGCATTTGTGTATCCCTCTTGAAGTAAGAACTTTTTTTGTAGTTCTAGATTACATATATAATTAGTACTCTCTAATAATTCAAGGTCTTTATATCTTTGCATTTCTTTTTTACTGTCAAACTTTATTCCTTTATAGGTAACTTTTTTGTTGTGGTATTTATTCTTTATTATCATATAATACACTCTCCAATTTACTATTATCTACAACTTCCATTTTAATAGTAGGCATTACTCTCATTTCTCCTGTTGTTTCAACTTTATCAGTTTGGCCTAGATATTGTTTACCTAAAAATATAGCCATTGTAGGATTTTTTTCTGCTAATTTCCATTGAGTTCTTCGAAGTGATATTTGTCCTTTGCCTCTTTTTATCTTGAATACTTCCGAAAATGTAGTTCCATAAGTTTTCTTGCACCAACTATTTAAAGTATCATCTTCAACATCAAAGAAATCACATATTTCTAATAAAGTACATTGAAGCCCGCATAAGCTTTCAAATTGTTTCTTATCAATTTTATCCTGTGCTGGTGTATCTCCTTTTACCATAATATCACTTCCTTTTTTATTTTAATTTTTTACTTAAATATAAGAATGGAGTATCGCATATTGCTATCATAATTTCTAATATAGTTGTTGTTGTAGCAATAGCAAATATTGTTTTCAAATCATATATACCTATAAATGCAAATATTGTAAATAAATAATTTTCTAAACAATTGCTTATTATTGTTGCTATATTATTTCTTACCCACATTTTGTTCGGTATCTTCTTCTTTATTTTTTCAAATACTATTATATCTAACATATTGCTTAAATAACACATTACTATACTTGATATACTTATTCTTAAATTAAATGTGAATATATTTTTTAGACTATCATTTACCATATCTAATTCATTTGGCTTAAATAATAAACTAAATTGTGTTGCTATTGTAAATAATATAACTGCACATATTCCTATATTTATTGCTTTTCTACTTTCTTTAGTACTATATTTTTCACTTAATATATCTGTTGCTAGAAATGTACTTGCAAATAATATGTTTCCTAATGTTGCTTGTAGACCTAATATATCGATATTTTTAGCAACTAATAAATTTGCTGTCACCAAAGCAACTGCTACCCATACATACAATCCTTCTTTTTTAAATATTTTTTCAATTAATACTTCTATTCCAAAGCATAATATTATTCCTGCAATTCCTAATAATATATTCATATTATCATCTCCTTAATTTTTTTATTGTAGGTTTTGGTTAACTACTAATCTTTACAGATATGCTTCCACTTTTTATAATATTTTTCTTGCATATCCATTGCTAACTTATAATTGTAACTCATTTGTAAGGTTCTGTCCTCTTTGCTTTTTATTTTTGGTAATTTCCTCCCGTTTACACTTTTTCCATATACTACTTGTTGAAGCCAACTAGAACTATCTACATAATCAAAAGGAACTTTATCTAAAACTTTTTTTCTTGTCATTCCTAAGCAATGAACTTTACAATTATATTTTTTTGCATATTTTAGAAACATTAAGTATTGATGGTCTTGTATATCTTCGTTTTTAAAACCAGTTATTGCTATTACTTTGTTTTGATATTCTTGGCACATCTTTTTAAATTGTTCTATGCCTCTATTTTTATGCCATACTGGAATTATTTTGTCTGATACACTTTCAAGTATCTTTCTTAATTCTAATACTTTATCATAACCAATAATATTATCAACATCCATTTCAAAGTATCCAACTACATTTGGTCTATCAAATTCTTTTATAAATTTAGCATATTCTTTTGTATACTCTTCCCAATCAACTTGTTTCCCTTTCTGAAAACTATGTGCCCCGCTGTCTATCATTATAAGTTCGCTATTATCTCGCATTGTTTCTGCAAAATCATAGTTTTTATTTCTTATGTAATAAAAAGACATTAAATTCCATTTGAATTTATAACCATCTTTGATAAGTTTTTCTAGCCCTCCTCTAGGAGCACTTCCTTCGACAGCACTTAAAAATATTTTCATTTAATAGAAGTTTTAGTTTTCATCTTCTACTCCAACTTTTTTAAAGTGTATATCTCTATCTATATGATGGCAATTAGGGCATTCCAGCATATTGTGTTCAGGTTTATCAAGCTGTTTTAATGCCTCTTCCAATTTTTCTACAAAATTATTTGAAATTTCTATTTTTATTTCTAATGTTTCTATTTGATTTTCATAATCTTTTATGCTTCTTTTTATATCTGATAATAATACTTTTATATAATCTTTCATAACTACTCCTTATTAAATTTCAAATATTATTTTAACTCTGCCATTTTTAATATTTCTTCATTTAAACCTTCAACATATTTAATTGCTTTTTCTTTGTTATTATATGCTTTTGTTAAACCTAAACCATTTTTAACTACCCATACTTGACTTACTTCTACTTTGGCATCTATGATAGTGCCTTTATCTTTTTCGTTTTTAGTCTTAGTATATTTATCTACAGGCTTAGTAATTGTACTTTTATTATATTCAACATCTTTATCAATTATCATTTCAAATAATGCTTTCTTATAACTTATTTCATCTAATTCCATATATTCTACATTACATAATAGTTGTCCTGTAGGTATTAACATATAATTTCCTTTTTCATCTTCATATTTTGTTATTTCTTTTGTTACCTTTGTTATGTTTTTATTAAACTTAATTAAATCTCTTTCCATTTTTATTTCTCCTTTTATTTTATAATTTTTGTTAGTTTTAATTCAGGTATTGTTATAATTTCATATCTTACTTCATTAAACTGAAAATCTTTATAATCGCGAACTTCTATATTGAATTTATTACTTTCTTTAACTTCTTCAATATTCTTTATATAATAAATTAATTTTTCATTTGTTTTTTGTAAAGATAATAAATTACTGCTTAATTCTTTTACTTCTTTTTTTAATTTTATATTTTCATCTTGTAATTTATTATATTCTTTTTCTAAATCACTTTGAAATGGAATGCGTTCATTTACTTCTTGCATCTGTTTTGTAATAATGTTTCCTTGTTTTTCTACTTCTTTTATAATTCCGCTGCTTCCAAAAATCACTGTTTACCTCCTAATTGACTTGTTTCTTTTAATCTTCCTTTTAAATTATCAAATACTTCTTTTGTAGGTATAAATATTTGTGGTATCTGATTAATTCTCCTTAACTCTCTCCAATATTTCCGCTCTTCTTTATCTTTTATGCTTGCTATGTTTATTGTTCTTGATTTTATAATATCATACAAAGGTTCGGTCTTAGGTACACTCCCTAATTTCTTTTTAAATTCAAATAAACCCAATCGCATAAACTCTTCATATGAGATGTTTTCATATCTACTACAATAAAAGGCATAGGCTTGGTCTAAGTCCTCTTTATAAGCAAAGCAAAATATTGTTTTATTGCTTATTTTTTTGCTATAATTATTCTTTATTTCCCTCACTGGGAGTATCATCTAGTCCTTTGTTAATAATCTGCCCCAATTTAGAACTAAATAATTGTAGTTGCATAGGTTGTTCTGCTTCTGGTATGTTATCAATACCCATATCATCAAACAACTCTTTTATGTTCTTACCGAATAATTTTTCTATCATTTCATTTAATATGATAGCCTCCTCTAATTGAATATAAAATTTTTCATATTCTTGATAGTTAGTTTCATCATAAGTTATATGACCTTTTCCATCATCTTTTTTGATTATAAGGTCATTTTTTGTTATTCCTTGTTTACTTAATTCTTTATACATATTAAGCCTTGCTGTTGCTACAATTCCTTGCATTTTTTCAGCCATTTCAATTGTTCTTTTGAATTCAATAGATACTTCTTTTTTATCTTTGCTAGTATATACTAATTTATAAGTATCTAAGTCAATTTTAATAAATTCATATTTCATTTTATCCTCCAATTCTAAAAAAGTTAGAAATTATCAAACTCACTAAAGGCAAACCCATAATTTCATAAAAGAATATTTTATTGGAGAACAACCATTTTATATCTCTGAAAGGAATGAATAATGTCTATAAGAAAATAATATTTTTAGTTTTTGCTTGTTCTCCTACTTTTCCACTTCCTATTATAGCATAATTATTTCTTTATTGCAACTAAATTATTACATCTTATACAATATACCTCATTTTTACTATTAGTCATAAATAAACTTTTTTTATGACACTTAGGACATATTTCTTTTGGCTTTCTATTGTATGTATTGTGTATTTCTTTTAATTTATTTTTTTCTCTTTCTCTTAATATTTTTCTTTCACTATTTTGGCTCATTTTTCTTTCTCCTCCAATTCTTTATCTATATCTCTTATTTGTCTTGCAAAATATTTGGCATAATACTTATCTCCAAATAGTTTTGCTAGTTTATATCTTTTTATAAAAAATTTCCTAATTTTTATTAATTCTTTTCTTCTATGAGGTTCCATTATCTAGTTTTCCCTTTCACTTTTTCTTCTTGGTATATCTCTAGTACCCACTTCAAGTTAAGTAAGGCACTTTTTACTGCTTCACTTGCTGGTAAACTTAATAAATAATTTATTTTTAATGATATCTTTTCTTCAAAATTAAAACCTTCGTAATTTATATTTATATCTTTCATAATCATTCTCCTAATTTATAACTTATTTGTTCAAATTGTTCTTTTGTTACTATTGCTTTATATTCTTCAATTTGTTTCTTTAATTCTTGATTTTCTTTTAATAAACCATCTAAATCAAGACATCTATATCCTTTACAATAAGGCTGTCCACAATTACATTTAACAACTCTGTATCGTTTTTCAAATTCTTCTTCTGTTATTTTATCTATTTCACATCTTTGTTTTATAAATTCTTCTCTAGTCATTTAATCATCACTCTCTACTTCCTTGTAATTCTTGCATTTTATTTAAAATCATATTACATACTATTACTTCTGCTTGTGTAAAAGTTTTTCCATATCTTTTACCATATGATTTTTCAAATTCATTTAGTTTAGTTTTACTTATATATTCTTTCAACTCATTCCAATTATCTTTTAGTTGTTTATTTTCTTGTTGTAATTTTTCTAATTTTTCACAATTACTAGGACAATATATATCTTTTTCTATCATTTCTTGTATAGTTAAACTTGCTTCGTGTAATTGTTGTTCTAAAAACTCATTATCATTTAATATGAACTCTATTGCTTCAATTTCTTGTTTATTTATTATTGTTTCATTATGTGTTTTGTAATGTCCATTTAAATAAGCAAATGTTCTTAATGCTAATTCTTTATTCATTATTCTTATTTCTCCTTTACCATTATAATTAATCCAATAATTGCTCCAATACCAATTAACCCCCAGAATATTAATGGTATGTATAAAATCATTTAATACTCCTATAATATAGTAAAATATAAATTATTATTAATAATGTTGCTATCCATAGTGGACTAAGTACCCATAGCCAACTCCAACTTATTACTTTTAATAATTTTAATGTTATAAATACTATTGTTAATAATCCAACAAATCCAGTTCCTCTACTATTATTATTTTTCATCACTTTTCCTCCTTACCACTTATAAGTTAACATTAGATATAATATATAACTTAATATTGCTGTTAATAACAATAAATTAATTATAATTAAATATGCTTTTATATCTTCTTGTTTATCTTTTTTTAGTATTCTTAATTGTTCTCTTTCAGTCTTACTTGTAGGGAATTCTTTTTTTAATTTCCACATTTGAAATCTACTTATTTTTTCTGGTTTCATTTTATCCTCCTAAAATCTTTGCAAGCCTCTGTATTTTTTGTTATTCTTATTTTTCTGTATCTGCAATAATATGCCGGTATTGAATTACCTTTTACTTGCCTTTTTTCTAATAATCTGCAATTTTTACATCTATCTTTTATTTCTTTTTTTTCTTCTGGTATTATAATTCTTTCTTTAAGACTATTTTTTTTATCATATTTAAGTGTTTTCATCAAACTAGATAAATCTATTATGTTTTCTTTTTCAATTAAATATGACCTACAAAATTGGCTTATTTGGTATCTTAATGATGTATTTTTGCCATTATCTAATGCTTGATGACATTTAATACATAACATAACACCATTCTCTTTGCAACCTTTGCCACCTTTTGCCCTTGATAAGAATATATGCGCTATTTGTAATGCCCCATTATTTCCACAAAAGATGCATCTATTATTATCTCTTTTCTTTATGTATTTTCTTGTTTCTTTATCAAACTCACACCATTGACTTCTTATACTCATTATTTTGCCTCTTCAAAAAAATCTTTTATTTCAGCATTATTATCTATGCTTTTTGTTATGGCATATGCTGTTGTTTTTTTGCATAATGTTGCTTGATTATATATACTATTCATATACTGTCTAGTTATTCCAACTTCTTCTGCTATTTTTGATTGATTTAATTTTATTTTATCAAACTTTTCTTTTTTAAATCTATACATCTTTTTCTTCCTTTCTCTTTAGAATATACTTTTTAAAACTGCAAGTTTTACCATAAATATTCTTTTTGGTTACCCATTCTTCTTCAAATTCAATTCCATATTTATGTTTTATTTCATAAATTCTGGCACTTAACCTAGTTATAAATAATTTTGAATAACTTTCATAAGTAGTTATGCTTCCATGTTCATTTAGATATTTAATTATCATTTCATTTTGTGTCATTTTTATTCCCCTTTTTCTATTTCTTCAATTAATATCGATTTGCTATCAAATCCCCAATTAAATATATCATTGCCTTTTCTTGTTAAGTAATTTAATAACTCTTCATAACTATCAAAATACATTCTCTCAATAACATTATTTTCATTGACACTTCTTAATTCTAAATAATATTTAGTCATTTTTAACCTCCAAATATTCTTTTAATTTAGGGTCATATTCTGATAATATTTTCAATGCTGTTTGATAATTATTATAAAGAATTTTATTTTCTTTTTTTGTTTTAATTAAGTCATACACTAAAACTGCCATAGTAAATATACTTAATATAATTAATTCTTCCATTATTTTCCTCCATATATACATTTTTCATAGATGCCGATTGAATTTGTTATTACTGAGCCACCCTTTTCTATACAATTATTTTTTTGGATATTCCTTACAAATATTGCTATAACTAATACTATGATTATAATTATTATTTCTAATAAATACATATTCCTATACATCTTTTTCCTCCAAATATTCTTTTACTAATTTCATTGCCATTTCTTCATTTACTGGCAATTTATAGAACTTTCTTTTTTCTTCTCTTAAATGTGTACCGCTTACAAATGATAATGATATATGGTAAGTTTGTTCATAGGCTATCTTATAAAGGTTAGTCTGATATGCTACATATTCTTTATCGAATGTGGCTGTTCTTTTAAAGTCATTTACTCCTCTTTCACCATTCATTTCTATTATCTGGTCTAATCTACCTATTGCTACTGGAACATCATTTAGAAACAAGATTACTGGTATTTCTGAGGCTGTTACTTGCCATTTATAATGTTTCTTTAAGAATATATAATTTTGAAGTTCTCTATTATTGAGGTCATTTATACCATCTTCTTCATAATCTTGAATTGCTTGGTGCATTTCAGTACCTTTTTGACTTGCTATTTCAAGTATTCTTTCATCTACTCCTTGATACTTATTTCCAAATTTCTTTTTTAATATTGTTGTTATAGAGGGAATAATAATTCCATTAACTAAATATGTATGACTATCTTCCCAATATTCTATAACATAATTACCTATAGTCCAAGTTTGCATTATTTAATCTTGATTAATAACGAACTTTTAACTGGTGTAAATTCTACATAAGTATCATATAAATCAGGTAAATCTTTTTTAAAATCTTTTGTTCTAAATGTTTCTCTTTCTGTTGGTGCTTTGTAAGAAATACTAATATTCTCATTTTCTAATTTTAAGATATTTTTATCTTCCATTTCTTTTAATAAGATTTCTCTTATCTTTTCTTTTTTCCCTTTTAATTCTTTTTCCTCTTCATCAATTAATCTCAATTCTGATATAATCGTATCTGTTAATTGATAATTATCTTCTTTTTTTACTATTAAATTATTCATTACTTGTCCTCCTTTTTTGCAAATAATTTACTTAATATTTCACTTGCCTTATTAATAGACATATCTTCTAACTTATCAAGGTTATTTACTTCTAATAATTTTGTTAGGTTTTCACCTTGATAATATTTTTGTATAAGTTCCATTTGTTTAGGACTTATCTTTGCATTGCCAACTTGTTTAGTGGCTTTTTTGTAACCATTTTCTGGGCTTGCCTCTTTATCAGGGTCATCTCCAGTGCTTAATTTATATGCTTTCATAAGTGCATATTTATCTGCATATGTCATTGCCTTTCCTGGCGCTTTATCGCCTGTGTCTAAACCATCTCCATAGACTGTTGTTTCAATAAATTCGCTAGTATTGTCTATATTAACAAATCTATAAGTAGTCTCTATTCTCATGAATAATGTATTAGTTTTAGTTATGTTTCCATTATATTCACTTTCTTTTACTAAAGTATCTCTATCGATTACTTCTCTTTTTGCTGGATAACTATAAACTCTATATTTCTTTTCTATAGGTTTTACTCCATCTAGTACATCTCTTTCCGACACTGCTTTATAACTATTTGTTTTGCTTATAGATACAACTAGTCCTTTTTCAATAACTCCTATTTCTTCTGTTATTAATGACATCTTTTCATAGATGTTCATCTTTTTAATTTCTTCTTCTTTTTTCATTTCTTCTGTAATTTTAATTTCTTCCATATTATTTGTTCTCCTTTTCTTTTTTTTATTTGCCTAACTTACTTGATAAAAATGTAATTTTTTCAGCATGGACTTCTAAATTTTTATCTTTTAATCTTTGCAAATTACCTTTTACACCTACCACATCACCTTGTTCGCAATATTCAACACAACTTTGAGCAACTTTATTAATTAATACAATATCTATAAAAGCTGTATCATATTCTCCATTTATATTTTTGTAATTTCTTGGTGTTGCTAAAGTAACTTTTGAATATACTTTATCTCCTCTTTCTTCTAAGATAGGTTTATTAGTCAATCTTCCAACTAATATAACTTGATTTACCATTTTCTTTCCTCTCCTTTCATTTACATATTAATTATACATCTTATTTTAATTTTTGTCAACTATATTTTACATTTTTATTTAAAATCTTTTAATAATTTTTCCATCTCGTTATTTTCATTAGTTTCTACTTCTTCTTTTTTTACATCAACATCAAACCATTCAGGTTTATAGTCTATTTTTTTTTCTATTTTTTTATCTCTATGTCGTTTAGTTTCTTCTTGTGCTTGGCTTACACTTTTAATTCCTAATTTTTGCCAATTATAAATTATAGTA